AGCCTATTAATTAAACATGGCTGGACACAGAACAGAGATTAATGGAATGACATGCTTTATTGATTATCCAGATGGATATGGTGAAGCAGAGGTTAATGGCAAAATCTGGAAATGGGAATTTCACGAATATTGTGGCCCGATGTTTTTAAAGAAAGACGGCGAGCCTAGAAAATGCCAATTTCCTAAAAGCAAAAAGGTTTGGAATGCTTTTGAAAAATGGTTCAAAGAATATGAAAGAAGCAAAACACATTCTTCCTAAATGGATTAGACTTAGAGATGACGCTCAAGCAAAAATCCATCAGGAGTATTTAGACGCCTATAGAAATCCAAGTGAAAATTGGAAATGGTTTTCTCAATTAGTTGATTATCAAGAAGGTTGTAATAGAACAAGTAGATTTCAAACAACAAAAACAAGGGCAATTAGATTTCTGATTTATTTGGCCGAAAAGATAGCGAGATTATGATTGAGATTATTCTCTTCTTTATTGGTTCAACCTTCATTCTTAAATATGGAGCGCCGACAAAATTCATCAGAGACTTTTTCTCTAAATGGAATTGGGGCAAAAACTTATTTGATTGCGCGCTTTGTATTGGAACATGGGTAGGAGTAATTTCTATCCCATTTTTATATAAGGAAATTGATTGGTTTAAGATTCCGCCAATTGCGGCGATTGTGTCATGGTTTGGGGATTTGATTTCTCAGGTATTGATTGCGTTAAAAAAGAACTTGACAAAAGAAGAGAGTTAGCTTATAATTTAACCGGAAGTCGTCATTAAGACGTATTCTCGGGGTTTTCTATTTGATGGTTGGTGTTCTCGCTAAATAGATAATAGAATTAATTCCGGTCTTTGACCCATCACCCCGCCCTTGAGAAAGGCGTAAGGAGTCTTAAAGATTTATTTCAGGAATAACAGCATCGGGAAACTTCTAAAATTTTTAATTACTATGAATAAAGAAGAAAAACTTAAAGATGCTCTAGCAAGATGGGAGAAAGAGCAGGAGAACATAAATAAGAGAAAAAATGAATTTGATAAAACCTTAAAGGGGGAAGACAAAAAGAAGCTAAAGGCGATTGAATCAGCGATTAAAACTTTGACAGATGCAAATGTTCCATTTTTGATGTTTTGCCAACAAAAACATTTTAGTTCAGCAGGAGAGGATTCGATCCAATATAATAATTTTGGAGAACTTTCTAAAAAACTAGGGAAACTTGAAAATGTAATTGAGTGGACGCATAATCTAACCCTAGCAATTTGGGGTTATATTAATATGATGGCGGGAAGAAAGGGCGACATTAAACTTTATAACCCTGTAGAGCTTTGGTTTTGGGGTTCGGTAAAAGACGAGTATCGCAAGAAATATACTGGTAATACAAAAAAACCAAAAACCAGTTATCCAGCACAGTGAACCTAATAGTAGCAACAACCGTCTTTTCTCTTTTTTCCTCTTCGCCAAATAAAATTGCGTCAACCGCAGAATCTTGGGAAGGGAGATATTTTAAACAAGGTCAATCTGCAAGATGCGCCGATTTTGTCGGCACGGTTGTTTTAAAATCAGGAAAAATTCCTCCAGAGGGTTATCAAAAATGCACCTCTTGGCTAAATTGGGGCAAGAAAGTAAATCTTGCAAATATTCAAAAAGGTGATATTGTCATATACGCCAAATCGGGAAAATACAATCACATTGGAATATATGATGGCGACGGGAAAATCATTCATCGCCCGACAAAGTCTAAAGTTGTTGGCAAAATGAATTATAAATATAGGCGAATTATAGGAATTAGACGGGCATGACTATTAGAGAATTAGAAAATGAATTAAGCAAATATCCAGACGATTTTATCATTAAACTTTTTGATGATGAATTTGGATTGCGCGATATTTTTGAAATCAACGATATAAAAAAAGAGTCAATCTATAATTCTTTCTTAACAGATGAAGAGAAAGGAAACACAATTTTCTTAAATTAAAATGAATATTATTACTAGATACCAAGCAGACGAAATCGCTAAGTTTAATCGGGCCAGAATTAATAAAGAAGCCTTTGACTTCTTAAAAGAGGAATACGAACTAGACGAGGTTATAAAGAAAGTTGTCGATGCAATTTTTGATAAAATCAGAGAGGATTCAGCAGCAGGGGTTTTTGAAAGTTCTATTGAGATTAATTTCGGGACAGTCAATGATGATTTAAGCTATTATCAAGATTTCGCCTATTTAATAGAGCGTTCATTTAACCATTTGGGTTATACGGTGGATTCAATTCCGTTAAAGAATGAATTGAGGTTATTTATTAGTTGGGATTAAAAGATATGAAGCCTACCGAAATTTTAGTTCTTGATTTTAACAGGAAAGAAGAACTTTTAACTCTTCTTAAATCTTTAAAGAACGAATGTTCTTTTGAACATAAAATTGTTGTATTAAATAATGGCGGCAAGAGATATGCTGATGAATTTTGCGAACAAGGGTTATGCGATAAAGTAATTAATAACGCGATCAATATTGGTTGTGGAGCTGCGACGGTTCAATTATTCGCTCAATGCGAATCCGATTTTGCGCTTTATGTTCAAGTTGATCACCAACTTCTTTTTAATCTCTCAGAATGTTTAATTGATAATTTCAAGATGATGATTTTATCAGGCGATTATTTTTATGTTGATTTGGCTGGTAATCAAGGAAACGGAGTTTTTTCAGAGAGGCCATTCTTTATTAGTAAAAAGAATTACTTTAGCGCGAAAATCGAATTTGGCGGTCCCGGCCCTCTTTGTGATTTAACTTGGTCAGAAGAATCAATTCAAAATCATATTAAAAAGAATAATTTAAAGTTTCATTCCAGCTATTTTGAATCGCATAATAGTAAATATCCCCCTTTTTTAGATTGTGGGAAATGGAGTGTTAGAGAAAATCCCGATAAATCGCAATGGCGTCATCGGCCAGATTCAAAGGAATTATGGCTTGTTAAGGGACCAGTTAAAGAGAGGCATTCTTACCCGAAATTTAACGAAGAAGAATGGAGAAATGTTTTAACTTATCAGTCTTGGCCTGATGGGAAAATTCCAGAACAAGAAAAGGCGAATTCTTTCATAGTTCCACAATGGCATTAAAAAGACTTGACAAAGTTAATCGGACAAGTTAATGTTAATCTAACAGGTGAACTTATGGAAGATAAAAACGAAAATAATGAACTAAGGCTTTTTGCCGCCGAAGTAATCAGAAAACTTTGGTCTGCAAAAGATTTGAGCCAACTTAATTTATTGAAAATGCAGGTTGAATCTTCTATTGAAGATCTTGAGAAAAAGGTTGACAAGGGCTTATAATAAAAAAGCGTTTGAATTGAATGGAGAATTTGCATTTCTTAACATTATAGAAGAAAATTAAAATTATGAGTAGAATATTTCTATGTGGCACAACCTCAAAAGAGTTCCAGAATATGAAGGAACTAACCGATCCAATATATGAACATATTGATGGGCTTTTATATACCATTGATGACGGAGCATTTCAAGATGGAACTTATGAACTTTTAAATGAAAGAAAAGGAGAAGGTGCATTAATTCATAGGAATTTTGTGAAGAACCATTCTTACTCACATAATCATTGGCTTTTAGATTCGGGAGTTTTGAAGACAGGAGACATATTTATCATGAGGGATAGCGCCGAGAGATTTCACCCTGAATGGGCATCTAAGATCAGGAATTTTATTGATACTCTTGTATTTGGGGGAGTTAAAACAGCGTTTAATTATAATAAATTATTCTTTGCAGTTAAAAATGACTCTATGGAATTTGTTCACTCGCCCCATTGGGCTTTAAAAGGATGGCAGAGAGAAGTTATAGAAATGTCTAATTATCATGATGAGTTAAAGAAGGAATGGACGTGGAGAAAAAGAGATGGGGAAGAAGGAGGGCGACCTATTGATAACAAAATTGATCATGAGGCAAAGTATTATTGGACATACGGAAACAGCAATCACCTTCTATTAGGCCGCGAGAATAATATAGAAGAATATCAGCGTCTTGAAATGATTCGACTCCATGTGCGTGACCAATCACGCCTATTGGGATTTGATATGACATTACAAGGTCTTGAGGATTTTATGCGTTGGATGACCGACGAAGAAAGAGAAGAGCAAACTCGATTGAATGGATTGAACTGGATTAATTCGTGTTCGATTTTGAAAAATTTCTACAGAAAGCATATAGCAAAAGAATCTTGGGAAGATATAATCTCTACAGAAAAGAGTTGGACATTAGAATATTAAAATTATGAGTGTAGATTACGAAGCATGTTATGGAATCGGGGCGCAAGTTAAACTTGTGAATCTAAAGGAAAATCAATGTCCTTATGAATATATTTCCAATAAATTAATTGATGAAGATCGGTTTTCTTATTTTGAAACTGGACAAAGATCTTATACCTCAAAAGATGAAGGCGAGTTCTTTATTGTATTGAAAAACGATTATTTTGATAGCTTCATTCAAGAAAGGTTAGAAGAATTAGTAGGATTTATTAATAATCATCCTGATTTTAAAATGATTGGTGAGGCCGGATTAGTAGGAGGATTATTGATTAGTTAAATATGAATGAAGATCTTAAAGTAGGAGAAGTGTATGAAGTAACGGAATCTTGCGGCATGTTTCTTTATAAAGGAAAATATTTAGGAATCGCCCAAAGAAAAAAAGGAGTTTATACAGAAGATGTTTTAGTTTTTGAGAATATACAAGGGAAAGGGCATGGCCCTAGATTTTTTAGCGCAAATTGGGCAACAAATAGTCCAATATCAATTGGGCAAAAACCTTATATTTATCTTAGGTCAAACTACGGGGGAGACTCTATCGAAAATCTAAATAAAACAACCCCGTTTGAATTAAAAAAGAATTAATATGAAGATCGGTCTTATCTATTGCGCGTTTAACACAGAGGAATATCTTTTTGATTCCCTCAAACCATTTAGAGAAGATCCTCGTTTTATTATTTCCGCCGTCTCTGTTCCTTTTTTAGAATACAGAGATCAAGATATTAAAGTAGATGATACAACAGAAAAATTAAGAAAATATAAAGAAAGCGGCGCTATTAAATATTTAGTTGATTCGCCGAAGTATATTAAAGAACATGAGGCGCGAAATCTTGCTTTAAATGAATTGAAAAAAGATAAGGTGGACTATATACTTTTGTGCGATAGCGACGAAGTTTACAAAAAAGAAGATCTAGATAAGATTGTAGATTATATTACCGAAGATAAAGAATCAATCTGGTGGAGGATTTGTCTGAAGAATTTCGTGTTTGATGAAGAAACATATTTAGAAGAACCGTTTTGTCCGCCTAGAATTTTTAGGACAAAAACAGAAGATCTAAGTCACCCTTCATTTTATTTTGACAACGATATATCTTATTTAGATAAATCAGGCCAGAGGATTAGTTATGAAAAATTAAAAAACGACACCATTCCCCAAGGGTGGGTTTGGGTTGATCATTATACTTGGCCCGATAATGAGCGGGGGAAAGAAAAGCAAAAATATCAAATGTCGCATTTTGGACTCTGTTCGTTTTCTTGGGACGAGAAAAAAGGTTTGACATTTAATGAGGAATACTATAAACTAAGAGGCGAAGAAATTCCTAAAACAAGAGAACTTTAATGTTATACTTTGATCCCGAAAATCCTAACAAATATGCGGCGCTTAAAAAAGAATTAGTGCCACATGATCTTGTTTATCGACTTGATTGTGAAAACGAGGATTTAAAATATGAAAAAGAAAAGTTTGGAAAAGGAGATGGGTCTTATGTCTTGGCGAATTGCGATGACTATTTTTATGGGGAGCGCCTTTTTCTATTATCTTATGGGATTGGCGACGACCCGCTAGGGGTTTCTTTTGAGCAGTCTTTTGACAACGAAGAGTTGGGTCTTAAAGCATTAACGATTCATGCGTATGATGGATCTATAGATTCTTTACCCGCGCCCATTAATCATACTTGTTTTTTTAAAGAATATTTAACTAAAGATAATTTTAAAAATCATGTTAAATGGTTAGATATTGTGTCACCAACGCTTTCAGTTCTAAAAATGGATGTAGAGGGTTGTGAGTATGAATTTTTGACAGATGAAAATTTAAAAATCCTTGCCGACAATTTTGACCAGTTCACCTTAGAAGTGCATGGACTAATAGAGGAATCTCCCGAAGGTTGGGTTTATAACGAACAGACTTTGGAAGCGAAGAAAAATCTTTCAATGAAAGTTGACTTCTTTAAGAAACTAAACCAGCACTTCTATCTTTTTCATATTCACGGAAATAATCATGCGCCGCGATATGTTGATTTTCCAGATTCCTTAGAGTTAACTTATGTTAATAAAAGGATTTGTGATAGTATTGGGGTAAGCCAACAAAGGTGTCCAGACTCGTCTGTCGATGAACCTAATTTTGACGGGCGACCGGACTACGTGATTGATTTTTGGATTTGATTGATAAAATAGAGCTAATTTCATACCATTGTGTATGGGAAAACTTGCTTTAATTACAGGCGCAAATGGGATGGATTCCAAGACGCTTGCCAGATTCCTTTCAAAAAAAGGATATGATGTTGTTTTAACTCATCGCCGCAATTCATTATTTAATACCGCTGATTGGCTTGAGGAAACTCAGATTAAAAATAAAGAGAACATCTTTTTTGAACCTTGTGATATTACAGATCAGAACAGTGTCAGAATTTGTATTAAAAATGTATTAGAATGTCACGGCAAGATTGATGAGATTTATATGCTTGCTGCAATGAGCCATGTCGGATCTAGTTTCTCTCAAAAAGAATATTGCATTCAGGCTAATGGACAGAGTTATTATTATTTCTTAGAAGCCGTTAAAGATTTGACGCCGAAGACTAAAGTTTACGGAGCATTGACTTCTGAACTTTTTGGAGGAATTGGATCGGGAGTATTTAATGAAGAATCTTTGTGGCATCCAAAATCTCCTTATGCGATTGGGAAAGCGTTAGGGGGACATTGGATTAAATATTATAGAGAATCAAAAGAAGACGGATTATTCTGTTGTTTTGGAACCTTGTTCAACCACAGTAATTTCTTCCGTTCACGCGACTTCTTCGTAGCCAAAGTCTGTAAAGCGGCGGCAGATATTTCACAAGGATCAGTTAAAAGTGTAAAACTAGGAAATCTCTCCTTTTTTAGAGACGAGCATTGGACAGACTACGGAGTTGAAATGATGTGGAAGATGTTGCAAAACGAATCCCCGAAGGATTACGTTATTGGCACTAACGAAACACATTGCGGCGAAGAGTATTTAGATAATGCTTTTAAATACTTTAATCTTGATTGGGAAAAATATGTGGAATTTGATGAAAATTTAGTTAGACCAAACGAGGTTGATGTGTTAACTTCTGATTCGAGATTGGCCGAAAAAGAATTAGGTTGGAATCCAAAGAGGTTATCATTTGAAGATCACATTGGAAGACTTTGTTTATTTCATGACGCCAAGAATAAGGGAGAGAAAATAGATTTAGATAAATTCAATTAAATGCGGAAAAAATCAACTAAGCCAAAAATCCCGAAATCAACGGGAAAAGAAAGAAAAGCATTTGCGGTTAAGATGCTAGTTGATAATCCCAAACCCGTATGGGCGGGAGAACTTTTGGCGACAAAAAAAATATACGAACTATTTCCTATTGACTTTTTAAATAAAGTAAAGAAGCCTGATTTTAAAATCAACTCTTGTTTTTATTTTCTCTCTGAAAACGGTAAAGAATATTTGACAAAAAAGTTAAAAGAATTCCTTTACAAACCTGTGAAGTATGATATTATAGAAGGAACAGAAAAAGTAGGCGATGATTGGAACGGAATAAAACGAAGAGGATTGAGGGATTTTATCGAAGGAAATTAATTTATAATATGGCTAAAAAAGAAAAATCAGAAGAAGTAATCGGAGACGTTTCGATTAAGCAGTTAGACGCTTATTTAAAAGCAAATAAGAAGGATCATCTTAATTATGATGAACAAGTAAATTGGGTGGCGTCAACAGGGTCATTGGAATTTGACGCTGAGTTAGGGGGCGGATTTGGTCCCGGTGCTTATAAAGTTGCGGGAGCTTCATTTGCTGGCAAGGCGCAGCCAGTTAATGAACCTGTTTTAACAGCGAACGGATGGGTTCCAATTGGATCTTTGAAAATTGGAGATAAAATTATTAATTCAGAGGGTGGAGAACAAGAAATTTTAGGCGTTTTTCCGCAAGGTAAAAAGCAGATTTACGAAGTAATCTTTCATAGTGGAGCTAAAACAAGATGTTGTGATGAACACTTGTGGGAAACCACAACCGTAAACGAAAAGAGATACGGGGGCAAGTCCATTAAACCATTAAGTTATATTAGAAAAACATTGAATTATGGAGCCAGAAATAATCACACAATTAGAATTGTTAAGCCTATAGAGTTTTCTGATAAAGATCTTGTTTTGGACCCATATCTTTTAGGGGTGTTGCTTGGAGATGGGGGGATAACAGAGCGAGTAGACATAACAAATACAGACCAAGAAATTTGGGATTACGTTAAAATGTCGTTGAGAAGTCAATTTCCAGATGAAGAGTGGTCCCTTTCTGGAGACGGAATTACGAAAATAATTGTTTTTAAAAAACAAACATCAAACCCACTTAAAAATATCTTGAAGGAAATGAGTCTTTATGGATTAAGATCTCATGAAAAATTTATTCCAGAAGAATATCTTCTCTCTCCGATTAAAGATAGGGAGGCGTTATTACAAGGTCTAATGGATACGGATGGATTTATTTCGCCATCAAAAACAGAGTTGGTTTATTATTCAACATCGGAAAAATTGGCAGACGGAGTTCTTCATTTGGTTCGGTCACTAGGGGGGCTGGCGAGAAAAAAATTTAAGAAATCAGGGTATATAAACAACAAAGGAGAAAGAGTGTCTTGCAAAGACTGCTTTATTATATCTTTTTATCTTCCAGAAGGAATAACTCCTTGTAGATTGACCAGAAAGGCGATGCTTTATAGGCAGAGAATTCAATCTTTTGAAAACACAATTATTGGCGTAGAGCATAAAGGAGAGGATGAATGCGTTTGTATTAAAGTTTCATCGTTAGATTCGATGTATGTTACAAAAGATTTTATTTTAACTCACAATACGAATTGCGTTTTGCAATGCGTTAAGAACGCTCTTGAAACGATTCCTAATTCAAAAGGTCTTTGGGTCAAAGCGGAAGGAAGGTTAGATCAAGAAGTTCAAGACAGGTCTGGAGTTAAGTTTGTTTATAAAGCCGAAGAGTGGCAAGTGGGAACGTGCTTCGTCCTTGAGACTAATATTTTTGAATTGGTAACAGATCTCATTAATAATCTAATCAAGAATAACCCTTCTGAAATTAGGTATGTTATGGGTATTGATTCTATGGATGGTTTGATTCGTCGCGCCGACATGGAAAAGGATGCAGAAGAAGGGGAGCGGGTAGGAGGCGGAGCATTACTTACCTCTGTAATGTTTAAAAAAGCAAACCTTGTTCTTAATAAGAAAGGTCATGTTCTTTTTATGATTCACCAAATCCGCGCTAAAATTGAAACAAATCAATATGCGCCGAAAGATCAAAACAAATCAGTTGGTGGTGGCGGGGCAAATTCTGGAGTTCACAGTTCAAATCAGGTTTGGAATTTTAGGGGAAGAACTAAACAGGTTAATATTGAAGAAAAAGGAAAAGTAGTAGGACATTATTGTGTTGTTGATCTAACTAAAGGAGTTAAAGAGCAAATTGATATTCGAGTTCAATATCCGGTTAGGCACGGAAGGAAGGGCGGAAAGTCTGTTTGGCTTGAGTATGAAATTTCTAATCTTCTTGTAAAATGGGAACTTGTAGAAAAGGCAGGATCTTGGCTTAAATTTGAGAAAGATTTTATTCTAGAACTGCGTTCGCAAGGATTTAGCGTTGGAGAGGAAAAAATTAATAAAGAAACCAGTGAAAAAATTTATGAATTCTCTGTTCAAGGAGATGCCAAATTAAAAGATTGGTTGGAAGAAAATCCAGCTATTACAGATTATCTTTATAAGAAATTTCTTAAAATGTTTACAGAAGAATGAAAGAGGAATATATTAAACTAATAGCCGAACATGACAAACTTCTTTCTACTCTTCGCAAAAATTGGATGGAATCTAATGGTGCGGATAAGATGAAATGGATGAACAAGATTAATGGCTCGCTAGATGAACGTAGCCGATTAATGAAATTGCGCGATTCAAATTAATTATGAATGACTGGAAACAATACAAAAGGAAAGGTCTTAGTGAAATGAGGCCATATGTCGAAGGCGAAGATATGTCAGACATTAGCATTAGTAATGAGGATATTCTTAATTGCTCGCCTAGAGTCGGAGATATGATAGCCCGAAATCCAAAGAACCATAAGGATCAATGGTTGGTGGTGCAAAAGTATTTTGAAGATAATCTTGAACTAGCTTGAAAAGGGATGAAGGCCGAATATACAGAAAAATATGTCAACGACATTTGGGATAAGATTTTTTATTGGCAAGATGTTTCAGACGAATTAGCGACATTAGTTGAAGAGTATTTTGGTCAAAATTTCGGGGATTATTCTTCGCATAGTTGTCGCGTTTTGGAAGCCATTAAATATTTAAAATCTAAAATTTGAAACTTCTTAATATTTATAACCGTGAAGTTAATGTAAACGTAACAAAATATCTCATAGATTGGGACAAAATCGTTAGCAAGCCCCAAAAACAAGTTAAAGACGCATTAAAACCAATCTGGCAAGGACAATTAGTATGCGAAGAGTTTAGGATTCCTTCTTCTAAAATGAGGATTGACCTTATTAATTTTTCTTTAAAAATAGTAGTAGAAGTATCGCCGAAGGGCAGTCATAAATTCAACAAGTTTTTTAATAAGAACCGCTCTAACTTTTTAAGCGCCGTTAAGAGAGATATTTCAAAAGCCGAATGGTGCGAGAATAATGGATTTAGATTTGTGGAGATAGTGGATGAGGATCTTAAGAAAGGAAATATAGTAAATAAGGTGTTAGAAGAAGATTGATGCGAACGAATACATTGAGATAATCTATTCGATCACATACATTTAATACGAACGACTAAAAATGAACAAATTACAACGAACGATTAAATGACCGCACTTGATTTTTTATGTTCAATTCCTCATGTTCCGATGGTTCTTCATGGGAACGAACCGCGCAAAGCATCCAATTCAGAAAGAAGGAGATGGTTAGAAAACTCTTCTGTATTAATTAACGGCGCGAAACCAAAACCATTTGATGAAATTCAATTTCCAATAGAGCAACTTATCTTTTTCCCGAAAAATCAGAAAAGCAGATGCACTATGATAGACTATGTTATTTAAAATTCTAGACTCCCAAAAGCTAGTTGATATAAAAGTCCAGAATTATTTAATTAATTGGAGTAAGAAAATAACAAGGGGCGGCAAAAAGAATTTTGGCAAATTTCAGTTTGATGTAAAGCGCCTTTTGCGGCCTTTTTGGGAAGAAGACATAGTGCTAGAGGAAATGCCCGTTCCGGCTTTATCGGGGCAACGCGGCAAGTCTATTGATATAGTGAATATTACTCAGGGGATTTGTGTTGAATGTGACGGCGAGCATCACGGGAAGGTCGGCTGGATGCACAAAGATAAAGAATGTTTGAGAAAACAACTTTATAGGGATGATTATAAATTAAGATGGGCCGAATTGAATGGATTCAAAATGGTCAATATTTATGAAGACGATGAATTAAATATTGGACTTCTAAAAAGACTGGAAATTCTCCCTTGACAAATCAACAAACATACGTTAAAATACCACACACTTTATGACCGAAAAAGAATCGACTATTCCAGAAAGTTTACTCGCGAAATTATATGATCAAACAGGATTAAAAGACGGGAGTTGTAAGGGCTATTTTTTATTTTATTCCAATGAAGAAGGGGAGCCTTTTTGTGTTGCCAAATTTGACAATCAGATTGTAAAAATGGCGTTGATGTCCGCTGTAGAACGAATGGTCCAAGAGGATTTCTTTGATGATTTAGATATAGATGGATTTGACGACGAAGATTAATTATTATGTTTTCATTTGAACTAGAACTTAAAGTCCTTTCTGGACTACTGCAACATCCCCACAAGTGGGCAGAGATTTCATCTTTTATTACAGATGACGATTTCTTTTCAGAAGATAGCAAATTCCACATTTCTATTTTCAAGATTATCCGCAAAGCATTAAATAATGCCGAGTCAATTAATGACACAATTCTTATTGACCGAATTAAGAATCTCAATATTTCTTTCCCCGATTCTATTGACCCCGAAGAATATATTCGGGCGATGCAATATTTCCCGATTGAAGAAAAAGTGTTTGAAAATTCAGTAAGGGAATTGAAGAAATATACAATTAGGAGAAAGATTCTTCATATCAGCGATGATTTTAAAAGGTTTGCTAATAAGGTAGATACTACAGATTCTTATTCAAGTATTGTAGAAGGGGCGGATAAGATTTATAACGACACAATTAGAACTTTTGAATTAGGGGAGAATAAGATTATTGATCTAGCTGAAATAGCAGAAGAGATTGTAGAAGATAGGGGCGATAATCCTCCAGAAGAAATTGGGTTTATGTCCCCTTATCCGACTATTAATAAAATCTATGGATCATTATTAAGACCGGGAAACCTGTTGGTATTTGCCGCGAGAGCTAAGGCGGGAAAAAGCTCAATTATGTTGGATTATCTTCTTAAGACCTCTTACAAATATAAAGTGCCGGTTCTTCATTTCGATAACGGAGAAATGTCAGAGCATGAACTTATTTTTAGGATGGTGTCAGGAATTTCGGGAGTCCCGATCCATTTACTAGAAAGCGGTAAATGGAGAACTTGTGGCTACAAAGACTGGTCTTCAAAAGAAGTTGTTGAAAGGGTTAGATCTGTTTGGAAACAGATGAAGGGCATCAAAATTCTATATGAAAATGTAGCGGGAATGTCTAGTGAAGAAATGATCTCTCTAATGAAGAGAATTTATTATTCAGAAATTGGGCGCGGCAATCCAATGATTTTTTCTTTTGATTATCTTAAAACAGATTTTACAAATTTAGGCAAAGGTAGCGATTGGGCCTTCGTCGGACGGCTTGTTAATAGCTTTAAACAAGTAATCCATAGAGAGCTAAAATTTGATGGAAAACCTTGTGTGTCAATGATGACGAGCGTTCAGACAAATAGGGCGGGGATTGTTAAAAATAAAGATTCCAAAACAGTAGTTGATGATGAATCTGTTGTAGCGTTGTCTGACGATATTATTAGATTTGCCTCTCACCTTTTTCTTCTTAGAAAGAAAACTATTGACGAACTCGTAGATGAAGGCGATGAATTTGGAACTCATAAATTAATATGTTTGGCCGCGAGACATTTGGGAGAAGATCCATTCGGGCATCTTAATCCGGTTCAGATGGATGACGGATCATTAAGAGACAACTTTATTAATCTTAACTTTGATTCTTTTAATGTAGAAGATCGTGGTGATTTAAGAGACATAATAACCGCCAAAATGGGCAACGATGTTCATCCTAGAGGGGACGATGTAGACGATGATGATTTGCCAGAGGCATTGCGATGAAAATCATAAATAAAATCAAATGCGCCTTTGGGCTTCATAGATACGAGAAGCAGGAGATTAGAAATTCAGTTTGCCGCAAAACCTGTATGAGGTGCGGTTATAGAAAGTATTATTTAATTAGTCATGAACATTCTTGAACTTAAAAAAGAAATAGACTTCATTATTGAAAATCATAAACATCCAGAAGACTTAGAAGTTATTGTCCCGATTCAAGGAATGGGCGGATGTCACGAAAGATTAAGAGGGATAGGCGTGGGATTTGACTGGTATTGGAATAAATTATGTCTATATACAGAAGAAATGTTGGTCAAGAAAATTAGAAAATGAATTATGGAGAGGTTCTTAAAAACATCGGCTATAATCTAACCGATAGAGGATCATATTGGTCTACTAATGCTTTATTTAGAGGAGGCGATAATAGAACAGCTATTCGTATTTACAAAGATAGCGGAGTTTGGTGCGACTTTGTAGAAGGAAATCGGAGCTTACCATTTGAGGTTCTCCTTAAAAAAACAACAGGTAAAACAGACGTTTCGGATATTTTAAATAGTATCCATCAGATAATCCGAACAGAAAAAAGACTCTTGAAACAAGAAACGATATTCCCCGAATCCAGTTTAAAAAAACTATTGCCCGATTATGATTATTTTGAATCGCGGGGCATTAATAAATTAACTCAAAAAGCGTATAAATGCGGTTTAGCCACAGGAGGGAAACTTTATCAAAGGATTGTATTTCCGATTTATAGAGCAGACAAAAAGATTCACGGGTTTTCAGGACGGAAAGTATTACAAGATAATGAGCGCCCACCTTGGCTTCATTATGGTCATTCAACAGACTGGTTTTATCCTTATTACTCTGTAGAAGGGGTAATCGAAAAGATTAAAGAAGAGAAGAGAGTGTTCTTAGTCGAATCAATCGGCGACTCAATGGCAATGTTTCAAAATGAAGTAGAGAATAATCTTGTTTGTTTTTCTAATAAAATAGGCCCCAAAATGATTTCGCGGCTGGCGAATTTGGGCGTTGATATTGTATTTGCTTTTAATGATGATTCAAAAAAAGAAGGAAAGGCGAAAGATCAGGGTAAGCGCGGGGCATTAATTTCTATTTTAAAATTAATTGACATTGTTGATTTAAATAGGATTTGGTTTGTGACGCCGAATAAAAATGATTTTGGAGACATGAATAGTGATGATTTTAAAAAGTGGAAGGGTGATCTTAAATTTAGTGAAGAATATCACTTGACATGGAGAGAGAATATGGTAAATTATTCGTCAGAGGCGAATTTGCCGAAGAATTTGGAATTGAAGATTAAGAAATTAAAATAATATATGACAGTAGTAGACCAGAAAATAACAGATAGGTATGGCCTTTATAATGGGGATTCATGCGAAGTAGTAAAAGGAATTCCGTCAAACTCTATTGACTATTCTATTTTCTCCCCTCCATTTGCTTCTCTTTATACATATTCGGCTAGTAGTCGAGACATGGGCAACTGTAAGGATGATGAAGAGTTTTATGAGCATTATAAGTTCCTTGTAGAAGAGATTTATCGAATCACAAAACCGGGGCGTCTTGTGTCGTTTCATTGTATGAATCTTCCGACGTTGAAGAGTCGTGATGGATTTATTGGATTGAAAGATTTTCGTGGAGATAATATTAAATTATTTCAAGATGCAGGGTGGATTTATCATAGTGAAGTTTGTATTTGGAAAGATCCAGTCACCGCAATGCAGAGGACTAAAGCTTTAGGATTGCTTCACAAGCAAATTATGAAAGATTCGGCAATGTCTCGCCAAGGATTGCCAGACTACGTGGTGACGATGAGGAAACCGGGAACAAATCCCGACCCAGTTGACGGGTGTTTTAATACTTGGACGGGAGATCCAGAATTAGAGCCAAAAGATGAATATACGGGAGATTTTGAGAGATTGAACAAGTATTCGATTAATGTTTGGCAACGTTACGCAAGTCCAGTTTGGATGGATATTCGACAAGGAAGGACATTGACGAAAGAAAGTGCGAGGAATGAAGATGATGAGCGCCATATTTGCGCTCTCCAACTTGACGTTATTGAAAGATGTGTTGAATTATGGTCAAATGCCGGAGATGTGGTATTTTCTCCGTTTATGGGCATCGGTAGCGAAGGTTATGTTTCTCTACGGTGCGGGCGTAAATTCATTGGAGTAGAACTTAAAAAAGACTATTACAATGAAGCGGTTTCCAATATTGAAAATAGCGAAAAACATGAGGACGATATTAAGGTTATTAAACGCGCCCAAATGAAAGAAGAAAGGGATCGTCGTAAAAACGAGATTAAACTTCTTGAAGTGCTGCCACAAGAAAGAGTTGGAGATGAGTATATCGAATCAGGATGGTTTGTAAAAGTTAATGGGTCGAACGATCTTATTGAAAATCACTTCGCTAAATGTCATGTGTTCGGAGAGTTTATCCCATCTAATTACAGGGAGTATCTTGAGCAAGATGTTAATAATATTTCATCTTATCAGGTAGCAAATAAAGTTTCGTTTGGTCCTAAAGATCACGATTCGCAATACGATTATGGCTTACAGTTTTTGGCCGTATTGTTTTATAAATTCATTGCCGACATTGAAACAAATAAACACGCAATTCAAAGCGCAAAAAAATTAGGGTTGCCAGAAGTGTTCTTGTCAGATTCAAGAATTTCTAAAATCGCAAAAGAGTATTACAATAATAAAGAAGAACTGCTAGGCATTTCAACCGAACTTCGTGGTAGCTTCAAGAAATAAAAATTATGGACTATAAAACATTCTTAAATAAAAAAGACGTAGAAGATGCGCCGTCAGGATTGGACGTAGATATTAGCGAATTGAACGGAATGATGTTTCCGTTTCAAAAAGCGATTACAAAATGGGGATTGAAGAGAGGTCGCGCTGCTGTCTTTTTGAACACCGGATTAGGCAAGAGCTTGGTCCAATTGGATTGGTGTCGATTGATTTCAGAAAAAACAAATAAACCTACCATTATTATCACTCCACTCGCTGTTGCAGAACAGTTTATGCGTGAAGCCGAGAAATTTGGGATCAAAGCCAATCATATTCGAGACAATAAAGATGTTATCAATGGAATTAATATTACTAATTATGAAATTCTGCATAAAATTGATTGTCGCCAATTTGTAGGCGTGGCATTAGACGAAAGTTCTATTCTTAAACAATTTGATGCGAAGTATCGAACCACAATTATTGATACATTTTCAAAAACTCCGTATCGCCTTTCGGCATCTGCAACTCCAGCACCCAACGATTACATGGAATTGGGCAACCAAGCACAGTTTCTTGGTGTTCTATCTTACCATGAGATGCTTGCGACGTTTTTTGTGCATGATAGCGGTCAAACTCAGAAATGGCGTCTTAAAAAACACGCAGAAGATGAATTTTGGAAATGGATGTGCGGTTGGGCGGTAAATATTCGCAAACCCTCGAACATCGGATTTGACGATACAGGTTATAATCTTCCCCCATTGAATCAACATCTTGAAGTCATTGAAACGATGGAAGAAAATGACGGAAAACTTACTTTGTCAATGGCTAAAAAAGTCCGTCGTCAGACAGTAGAAATGAAGGTGGATAAAGTTGTTGAAATCGTGAATAAATATGATAAGGACGAACCAATTCTTATTTGGTGCGGCCTCAATGATGAAAGTAAAATGCTTATGCAAAAACTAAAACATTTGGGAGCTGTAGAAGTCAAAGGATCTGATTCTCATGACAAAAAAGAACATGCCGCCAAATGGTTTTCGGGAGCGATTCCATCTTTGAATAGAAAGATCCTTATTAGTAAACCTTCTATTTTTGGATTTGGAATGAATTTCCAAGAATGTGCGACACAAGTATTTTGCGGGGTTGACTATTCTTTTGAGGGAGAATATCAGGCAATTCGGCGCAGTTGGAGATTTGGACAGAAAAAACCAGTCAATATTCACTTTGTCTTGACAAATAAAGAAGAGTCGATTATGGATAATGTCAGGGCGAAAGAACAGGCATTTGAGAAAATGTATTCAAACATGGTGGAACATATGAAAGAGTTTACTAAGCAGGAAATTGTTAATTCTACAAAGTTTCAGGAAGAATATAATGATGATTTAAAAATGATTATTCCCGAATTTTTAAAGGCGGCATGAGAGTTACTATTGAAGATATTATTCCTGAATTTAATATTGATTCATACAATATTTCCACTTATGGTGGCGAATCTTGGATTGGAGATTACGAAATGAAAGAATATGGAATCCAAATCGGAGATTTAACGATTGCAGAAATATCGCCAGAAGATATAAAGAAATTAGGAGTTTGTATTATTAATCATCTAATGGCAAATGGACATGAGTTTGAATTTTATAACGACAACCAAGGGAACGGAAAGAGATTTAAAGCATCATGAGCGAAAGAGATTATAACGTAAGACCAGAATTCCTAAAAGCGGGCGACAAACTTATTTTCAAAGGTGTCCCTGAATTTTATTATCCGATGTTCACAAACATGAGGGATGATGCTAAGGTTTTAGAATTAGGGGTTGAATATATCGCTAAAGAAGTTAGAGTTAATTCTTCTTGGGTGACTATTTATTTAGAAGAATATCCTGAAATAATGTTTAATTTAATGTTTTTTGATCAAGTTTGATATGAATAGAGAGATTAAATATCGCGTTTGGGATTTAAATTTGTTTATTTGGAGAGATTTCGTCTTGCCAAAACAAAACGGCAATCCAGTAGAAATTGACGGATATGATTGGCAAAATTTAGAAGAACAAAAAGATAATCTTGTATTTCAGCAATTTATAGGATTATTTGATAAAAATGGAGCGCCGATTTATGAAGGTGATATTTTAAATTGGGAATCTAATTCAATGTCTCACAGATTGGGGGAATGCAAGAGAATAAGAACAGTAGAGGTAATGTGGGATAAAAAGAGCGCGGCTTTTGTGGTAGTAAAGAAATTATCTAATAATCTTCTTTCGCCCGTTACGGTTTGGAAGATGGATGCAAATGATTTTAATGGAAAACCTTTTATTAAAGAAGTAATTGGAAACGTGTTTGAGAACAAGGAATTACTAGCTTAACTTTATTGTGAAAAAACAAAAGAAAACAAAAACCCCGCTTTCTGCAAGTAGAATTAAAACACTACAAGGATGTAGTTGGGAGTTCTACAGTTTATACCATTTGCAGGTTCCAAATAGCGATAACACAGGGAGTATACTAGGCTCAACGGTCCACCAATGCTTCGAGCATCTAGGAGAACCAAAACGGCGCGGCTATTTTGATAAATTAATCGAGACACAAAAACTAAACAGTGTTCCGTCTATCTATAGATACTGTCTAACATTTCTCAGGAGCAAAAAGTTAGATCCTTTCGCAAATACGGTTTCAGCGCATGGTGAAGAAATTAGCCATATTGATCTTGTTGAAAGAATGGTAATGTCAGGATTGAATTATGATTTTTTCGGTCAAGACAGAAATCCAGACGAAGTTCATTCAGAAATTGCCTTTGATATTGATGTAGAAGAAAACGGGAAGTCTTATAGAATCAGGGGGTTCATTGATAAACTTATTTTATTCAAAGAAAAATCTCTTGCCGTTATCCGAGATTGGAAGTCAAGCAAGAAATATTATGAAGGCGCGGAAGTAGATGATAACATTCAGGATTTGTCTTATCGCCTAGCTACTAGCAAGAAGTTTCCAGAATATAAAAAGAAGCAGACTGAATTTGTGTTTTTGCAGCATGAAGATAAGGAAGAATTTTCAATTAAAACGCCGATTGCTTGTGATGACGAGTTAGATGGATTTGAACATTTCCTAACTGACATTCAGGAGATTGTAGATAATTTCACAGAGGAAGATGCAAAGAGTAATTTGGCTTATGACAAAGGGTTTCCTACAAAGGAGATGGGGTTTTCTGCTCGTATAAAGTGCGGGATGGGGACAGAACCAAATCAAATGAAGAAAGATGGAAGTAAGCTACTCTGGAAATGCTTCGTTAAGCACCCTTTTTATTTTTATGTCATAGCCAAAGATGGAAACATTTTAGAATCAAAAATGGAAGAGAAGGATTTGCGAGCATTAAAAGACGGAGAGAAAATTGAAAAAAGGCTATATGCGGGATGTCCAAGTTGGAAGCATTTAGAATATAATAAGAACTTTAATAAAGAAGCGGCGGCGCTTGGATTTGAAAATGCAATTGTAGAAGAAAATTCACTTGACGATTTCGCGCATTTGTGATAGATTAAAATATGAAAAGAGAAAAATTAAATATATCAAAAGATGACGCTCTAGAGTTCGCTCTTGGGGATAACGCGGAGGGTTTTAAACTTATTGAAGATAAGTTGGTTGATACGTCTCGATGGTCAGAAATTCACGAAATAGTAATTCAAAGAAATAGCGATGGTAAATTTTTCAAGGATAGCTATAGTGTCGGAGCGACAGAACAACAAGACGAACAGCCTTGGGAATATGAAG